ACTTCAACATCTTCAACTACTGGTGCTTTGATTATTGCCGGGGGAGCAGGCATAAATGGAAGATTGAATGTTGGGGGCAACATAATTGCTAATTCAGGTGTTAACAGTACAAGCTCAACTACAGGTGCACTAGTGGCAAATGGTGGACTAGGAATATCTGGTAATGTGTTTACGGCAGGATGGATTGTGCCTTCTTCTAATTTGAGTCAAAATTTAGGAACAACTACCAGTTGGTGGAATAATTTTTATGGAGTTTCTACACAGGCCAGATATGCTGACTTGGCAGAAAATTATCAAGCCGACAACAATTATGAACCAGGGACTGTACTTTCTTTTGGGGGCAATAATGAAGTGACCATTTCTACACATTCTCATGACACAGCAGTGGCAGGTGTTGTATCTACCAATCCAGCACACTTGATGAATGGCGCATTAGATGGAGAAAATGTAGTTGCTCTAGCATTACAAGGGCGAGTTCCTTGCCTTGTTCAAGGACCAGTTGACAAAGGCACAGTTGTAGTTTCAAGCGATACAGCAGGTGTAGCTGAAGCTCTTGATATTACACGTTTTCAACCTGGATGCGTAATAGGTAAAAGTTTAGAAAACATACCAGATGATTCTATCAAATTGATAGAAGTAGTAGTAGGGAGATTCTGATGGCAGGACTACAAAAGTTATATCGTAAAGATATTACAGCAGAAACAGTAAATCTAGTTGGACTTTTTATTGACGACAGTTGGCGATATCAAACTGAAGATATCGCGATTTCGCAATTCCCTACACTGTCAGATCATGCAGTGGTTGTTGGCAATGGAGTAACAGCTAATCAATTTGATTTGACAATTTTTTTGCCCTACAGAGAATCGACCCCATGGGGCGAAACAACCCCTTGGATTACAAAAAGACAAAGAAGAAATTTTTTCACCTATGGGTGCAATGCAATTTATAGAAATTTTAAGCTAGATTTTATTACATGCACGGGCGACGGTATAATTAAAGAAATAGCTGAATCTACAAGAGATAAATCAGGATCGTTGTTTTATGCAAATTCAAAGTATTTAGAAAAATATCCCGGCGAGTTTAATTTTTTACCACAAAATCCAGACTTTAATGCAGGTGCAATGGCAGCATATATGGCTGCATTTGATGGTCACCAAAGGGTGTTTATGCTGGGCTTTGATGGTGTTGATACACCAGATAACAACTATAATATGTTTGCGGGCTCTGCTAATTATCCGCCCTTGAATTACCCAATTAATCAAGACTATTGGGTAAAAAGTCTTAGAACAGTGATGAATGTTTATTCAGACACAGAATTTATTAGAGTATGTCCTACTAAAAAGTTTGTAACACCTGACGCATGGAAGGATTGTTTAAACTATAGACAGATTGATTTTAGACAATTTGTGGTTGAAGCTGACATATAACATTTTCAAAAGTTGCAATTTTATCAATTATACTTTTAAAACTGAAAGTTCTCCATACTCCTGGATGTAGAGGTCGTGGACAATCTTTTATTCCAGTCCAGGCGTATCCTCTGTGCTCGTTGTTCAATTGAGGAACAAATTCTTGATCTACAACAAGTAGGTATGTATGGTATTCAAAATTGGTGTTGTCTGCTGTAAATTTTTCTAATGGAATAATTTTCTTTACTTCAATTGTGCCAATTTCTTCTGCTATTTCTCTATGTAAAGCATCAACTGGACTTTCGCCTGGCTCAACACCTCCGCCTACCAATCCCCAAGAGCCGGCATGACGCTTTTGATTCCTTAGCAAAAAAAGATATCTTTTGGTTTTGATACTATAGATTAATGCTCCACAACCTATATGATAAGACTCCACTCACCACCTCGATAAACGCCCTCGACTGCTTTGACCCACTCAGATCCAGTCCAGCGATATTGAATACCAGTTAAGGTATTTGTTACATATTCTGTTGCAGTTTCATTCGCACTGTCAAACACAACTTGCCACTCGCTGCCAGTGTATTGAATTATGTCATTTGCATTTGCTACTAGATCATTCCACACAATGCTACCTTCCGTGTTACCAGCACTTCCAATAGAATCAGTTAACAGGTATCTCGTGCCAGTACTGGGCAAAAGCAAGTTACTGTCTACTTTGACATTTTGCGGATTGATTACAGCATCTACTGCTGACAGTGTGTTTGATGGTGCTGTATCTTCAAATACTTCAAATAGCAATATGTAAGGGTCTGTTGGGTGGTAGGCAATGGTACCTATCAGCTCTGTGCCAGTGGGCAAACTTAATCTTATTTCTGTGCTGCCAGTAATTAAAGTTCCATAAATTTCAATTAACGATTTCCAGGTAACAGGTGGCGCAACTTGTATGATATTATCATTGGCATCAACCACTTCTTGTTTTTTAAGCAATTGCAACTGATTGCCAGCGTAAAATACTCCGTAATCCATTGGTGTAATATATCTACGTGAGATAAGATTGAGCAGCAAGGTATCCTCGCTTAGGGCGCCGTCCTCGTCGTACACACTGCCAACAAACTTTTGAATAACACCTAGGCGCTTGACCTTGGCAGGTGCGCTGATCCAAATTGGCATGGTAAATGTCAATGTGGCAACGTCGATTGCTTCTTCGGCAGCAGCAGGCACAGTTCTTGATGTCCATGTAACACTGGTTAACTCTACATAGCTTAAACTGGTCCAATCAATATAATTGTCTGTGCTTTGAATTTCTAAACTGGGATTGAACAAAACAGCCAATTGCTCAATCAACTGCATCTTTTGTTCGGTGTTACTGGTCCATATATCTAGTTTCACTTCTAAATTGTAAGGAACCGGCATTAATCTTTCGATAGTGTAGCTGTCACCTTGTTGGTTACCATAAAGGCCAGTTTCAGCATCGTAAGCTCTTTCACGAATACTCATTTTACTCACAAACGACGGTTCCTGCATTCGATCTTGGGCGTAGGTGAAACCACTGATATATGCACTCATAGCCGGTACCGCATTCAAGGTATTTTCACTATTGCCCCGCAATATGGTAGCACCTTGTCGGCTCGGATCACCGTAGTATACCGGCACACGCTGCAAAGTTCTAATGCCGTCACGATCCTTGCCAAATTCAACTTCAAAGTTGCTGACAATTCGCATAAACTGCACTAAAAATCTGCGTATCTGTCCATCGTAGAAAAATTGTTGCGCCATCAGTTATCTGCCTTGGGTCTAAGAGCCTGGCTTAGGCTTTGTCGTTCATTTACTTCACCGCTGTTGTTTGTAAAGGTGTTTGTGTTATTTACAAAACTGCTGCGTAAGGTTTGATTATTTGGTCCTGGTGTGAGTGTGGTTCTCACATCGTCTTCAATCTTGACCCATCTACGACCATCCCATCTAAACAATCTATTTGGCAAGTAATCAGTTCTTAACGCATAGTCGCCAACTAATGGATTGGTAGGAAATGCAATACCTGAATAAACTGGTAAGCCATTAGGAGCTTTGCCGTCACCGGTCAAGTAACCTTCTACAGTTCGATTAGGACTTTGTATACCTGAATCTGAATCAATGACTCCTGTGTCTGCAGTGGTAGTTCCGTTGTCTGCAGTGACACCTGTAGGGTCGCCCGGATATTGATTGTGATCAATTGTGGGTTTTATATATATGTGTTCAACGTCGTAACCGCTATATGGCACGTTTGTTTCTGCTTCACGCAAAATTGCATCATTGATTTCAATGTATTTGTTGATAATGCTTGATACAGATCCCAATGTGACATTGCCTGTATTTCCGTTAATGTCTTGATCAACCTTGATTTGGTTGAGAATGTCTTTGTATTCTTGACTGTCTGTTAGCGGATTGATTTTGACACGCCATAAATGTGGCCACCACGTGGGACTAAATCCTTCGGCAGCATTGTTACAATCACTGATCACATAATATCTTTTAAGTGCCACTGGCAAGCTGTCATCCAACGGATAATAATCTTTAAGGTGCATGAGTTCAATTACATCTCCAGGCATGAGTTTACGCCCGATAGTGGCTATCATGTCATTGATATGAAACACCATGAACAATGTCCCAGTATTCAAAAACATACCAAATTGACTCAAATCAAATGTCATGTCCTGCACAGTATAGATGCCACGCATAGAATACACATCTGTGTCGTACTTTCTGTCGCGGTTTTCTACAAAAAGTAAATCTTGTATGTTAAGTGCAGATTGATTGATATAACTGGGTTTGGCTGCATCAGTATAAAACTTTACTGTGGCACCTGATGCTAATGCACTTGCAGTGTTGGCACTTATTGTAACAGTGTTTGCTGTTTTGGCAGTTACAGTAGTGCCAGTAGCAACGCCTGCGGCAGTAACAAACATGCCTAAATCAATATCCGACGTTGATGCAAATGTTAAAGTTGTTCCTGCACTGGGTTGTGCTGCATTGGTAGTTTTTGTTAAATTTTGTTCTGTGGTACCAAGATACTTGTGTACAAATATACCGGTTCCGCCCACAGTAAATAATTCACTTATATTCCTGTCGAAGTATTTGTAGTCGTTGCTATGGGCTCCGTCTTTCCAAACTGATAATCTTGGCACAATTGTTTCCTGTTATTGTATATTTAGCGGATGCCCTAATTGACACAAATTAGGTTGTGCCGTATACTACTGCTATGAGTGATTTTAATTCGCTTGACGATTGGCCCGCTATAGATACCCAAATCAGACGCAACCTATGGGCCATGTACAACTTGACCAACAAACGCCAAATGGAGCGTATGTATAGGAACTTGGAGTCAAGTGTAACTGAGCTAAGTCAACTAAATGTTGAACGCCGTAAATACGGGCACTCTGTACGCTACGACGAACAGTTAGCAAAAGTGCAACAACAGTTGCAAGAATTGCAATCGTGGCTCATGTTTGCAACTCTGCTTGACGAAAAACCCAAAGAATAGTATAATTACTTTTTGTATAATTCAAGGAGTTTGCTATGGCACTTGCCCAATCTATAAAAGCACCCAAAAAAGCCCCACCCAAAAAACGTGATCCACTATTTGCTGACGAAAAGCACACAGGACGCGAACCAGTTTGGGATACGGAGCGAGCTCTTGCAATGACGCAGGAGGAATTTGATCATCACCTGCGTAAAAGTTTCTTCTACTACAATTACTTTTACAGCGCCAAAGATCTTAAAAAGTATGTGGTAGATTGGATGAAGGACAAGTACAGCAAGAATGACGTTAGTCGTTTCATCCGTAGTAGTGATAGACTGCTGCCAATTACAGTTTGCAGTCTTATTAAAGCTCACAAGCAGGGCATGCCTTTGCGCGAAAAAGAACTAGAGTATGTTCAAAATCGCATTTATGAAATTATCAACAGCGACATACCTGATGAACCCGTAGCTGAACAAAAAACAGTAGCACCTGCAGCAGTTAAAACAATTCAAGATCGACTCAACGAAAAAACCAGCGAGCACTTGGGACATTTTGAAGGCTTGTATGATGAAGTGGTAGCAGGAGGCACGGTTGATCCCAAAGCCTACGATTACCTAGTTAGCAATGCAGTACCGCAAAGTCAAATTAAAAAGTTTGAAGAACTTTTTATGGCTCGTAAAACCGAGCTGGGCGAGGCTTTGGGTAAAGCAGATGAGCAGATTGCTGAGGCATACAGGCACTACAAAGCCTCAGACTACAAGCGTCATCATGCATTTATACAAAGTATACTAGATGCACTAGATCAATATCGTAACGTCAAGAAAGCTACCAAGAAAGCTAGGGTCAAACGTGCGCCTAACAAAGAAAAAGTTGTTAGCAAGCTCAAATACATGAAGGAAGAAAAGACACTCAAGCTAGTGAGTATCAATCCTGTGGATATCATTGGTGCACAAGAGCTGTGGTGCTATAACACCAAGACTCGCAAGCTATACAAGTATGTAGCCGATAGTGTCACTGGACCGTTGGGCATCAAAGGCACAAGTTTAACTGGCTATAACGAGAGCGCCAGTATTGGTAAGACACTAAGAAAACCCGAAGAAAAGCTCAAAGAGTTTGCCAAAGCGGGCAAGATACAGTTACGCAAGTTTCTTGAAGATATCAAGGCTACAGAAACACTTGGTAATGGTCGATTGAATTCGGATACCATTCTCCTAAAGGTACAATAAATACTGTGTACTTAGGGAACATGAATGTCCAATCCTTTCACTGGCAACGTAGTAGCGGATACTACTTATTTTTACGCTAACGGCGTTCTTAAATCTGATAGCTTATACAATCCGGCTACTGGAACTGGCTCCGGGCACATTGAGTTTGATCCAGGTGCTCAGTGGCTAGACAGTCTCAACAAGCGCCGTTCAGATATCACTGACTATATCCGTATGCGTCTCGGTGATGGTATTGTTGATGTAGAGTTGGACAAAGAGCACTACGACATGGCCATCAATCAGGCCTTGGTCAAGTACAGGCAGCGAGCCACTAACAGCGTTGAAGAAAGCTACGCATTTCTTAAACTGTTTCCTGAAACACAAGAAATCATATTGCCTGATGTTGTTATGGATGTACGAGCTGCGTATAGACGTGGTATTGGATCAGTGTCAGGAACAACTGCCAGTCAATTTGAACCATTTGCAAGTGGGTATCTTAACACTTACATGTTGGTAGCTGGTCGTGTAGGTGGCCTACTCAACTACGAACTATTTGTAGACTATCAAAAGTTGGCCATGCGTATGTTTGGCGGTTATTTGAACTTTACTTTCAACAAAGTAACCAAGAAGCTGACCTTGATACGTAAAATTCCTTATGTTGGTGCAAACGCTGATCCTAACGGATTTGAAGATGTATTATTGCATTTGTACAATTACAAGCCAGATGCCATGATATTAAATGACCCACAGTCGTTTCCGTGGGTACAGGAGTATGCCTACAGTTTTGCTAAGTTGATTGTAGGTGAAGCCAGAGAAAAGTATGCCAGTTTGCCGGGGCCTCAAGGTGGTACACAGCTGAATGGTGCTACACTGAAAGGCGAAGCAAAAGCTGAGATGGAAAAGTTAGAGCAAGAATTGAAAGATTTTGTAGATGGGTCAATGCCGTTAGGCTTTGTAATTGGATAATGAAAATTAAAGATATTATTGTAGAAAGCAAAGGCGAACTAAAGAAACGCCAACGCTTTGCTATGCGCGGATTGAATCGGTTTACTGACGGTAAAAAATGGAACAGCGATTACACACTATATCGTTTGGGACTAGCACTGGCAGCTACCGATGGAAAAACCATGCCACCAGTGGATGAAGAATCTTGGTT